ATATTTCACCATTAATAATTATTAATTCTTGGTTTGGTACATAAAAACCATAACCATACTCATTGAATATCGTTATAAGATTTTCGTAATTTTCATTATTTTTAAATATAACTAAAATCTTAATCTCAGGTTTAAATATACTTGAGTAGGTTATTAACCCATCATCAATATCTTGTAGTAGGTTATATTGTTCTTCGGTTATTATGATCTTCATAAAAATAAATATATTAAATTATGTCTTTAAATTGTTGACCTCATCCAACTTGTTTCAGCATTTCCAAACGAGCATTGCGGTGTGACTACCCTTAAATTGTAGACCTCATCCAACCATCTCTCTGTAAGTTTTTGTATATCAGTGTAGTTAAGACCGAATTTGTTTCCTAAAACTGACCAAATTTCATCATAATTAATGTAAACGTAGTCATTTTTTCTATTGTAAATCATAATATTATGGCCTTTTTTATAACGATATAATACATAATCTTCATATTCTTCACTCTGAACTGATTCCAGATCATTAAATAAGTTTAAGAGATCCATTGGTTCTTTAATATCAAAGATTTCAAATGTTTTATCCAAGGATCCAACAACTCTTACCGTTGATTCAAAACTAATCTTTTTGATTAAGTCCTTTAATTTTTCTTTTAAATTGTTTTTCATATTATCAACCAACAACACCAACTAAATTATCTAAATGATGATCTCCATCCATATCTGAAAATATTGTTCTTTTATCCATAATCTTAATGATTTCATCAATACTATATGGTTTTAAATCATTTCCATCAACACCAACATCCATTTTCTTTCCGTTACCAAATTTCTTGTCTGGACTAAGGTGTACATGCCCATGTAATTGGATTACACCTTTATTTAGTCCATGCCAACTTTGTAATGGATAATGACATAACACAAAATTTTTTCCTTCAATATTCACTTCCAAATAGTGATTAACACTTAAAAATCTACTCTGTATGTTTCCACGATTGTTTTGGATGTGCATGTCGTGATTTCCTAATATAAGATGAATGTTTTGACATACCAATCTATCAAGAAATATTCCAATATTCTCAAAACCCCCAAATGAAACGTCACCCAACATTATCAAAGTATCATCCTGACCAACCATATTGTTAATTCCACTAACAATTCGATCGTTCATTTGATCAATCGTTTGGAAGTCTCTTGTTGAGTCAATAGGTATTTGTCCATCCTGGGTTCGCCAATTGGTCACTCCTCTCGTCAGGTTTTTATGACCATAGTGGGTATCTGAGGTTATCCACACTTTTCCTGTTGTCAATAATTTTTTAAAACTCATAATTTTTATTTTTTTAAGGTCTTAATAAAGAACTTGAAGAAAAATTAGATGTATAATATTCTAACATTTCACTAAGTTCCGTATCATTATGATATGGTGATATGTCAATATTCCTTAGTCTTGGTGTGTGATCTAAACTGTCAACACCTATTAATGCAGTATGTATGTCTGTCGGTACATTAGTGTTATTATTTAAAACACCTGACCCATCATTAACATATATACCATTAGTCCGATTTTCCAACAGCATATTTGTGAAATCTCTTAACGCTATATTATTATCACTATTATAGTCCCTAGTAATCGGATAATCAGATATTTTTCGTATACTTTTAACATTATCACCCCAACCGATTAAATCACCAGTTGTTTTATTTTCTTGTAATTCTTTTCTAATTTTTAAAAACAATTCATCCGGAATAAAGTTAATAAGCATTGGGTCAACTTCTTTATCTGAACTATCCCAAGCCTGGAACTTTTCAGTTGAGAAATTTCTTGAGAATGCAGTTTTTACATCTGTTTCTTTATTAATGACATATATTAATCTATGTGTTGTTAAATATTGATTCCAATATCTTCCTTGTGTTACACACCATTTTGTATTTGCACCATATACTTTGGACGCTTCAAAACTTAACGGTGTTAAAATAAGCCAGTTGTTGTCTTCGTAAATCCTTAATATTTCTTTTTCAATTTTTTTTCTGTTTTCAATTTCTTCAGCAATATCAACTTGTACTTCTAATTCACTAAAATTTTTATACTTACTAATATCTTTTTCTTTTATCCTATTTGCTTTTATATGTCTTTCAAATTCATTTAAAACTGAAATCTCTTCTGAACCAAACAAAAATACACCTAAATATTTTTTAAGCCCATCCAAATCTGCACTATAATACTCGTTTTTAAAATGTTTAATTAAAAACTCAGTATACTTATAAGTATCGGTCGGATCCAATGATGTGATAATATCAATTAACGATACATTCAAATCTGGATGTTGTTCTTTTAATCTGTCTAATCTATTCATAATTTTATACTAAAGCGATTTTTCATTTGTTCTATTTTGTCTTCTGGAACATTGTGTTCGTTGGTATTTCCGTGACGATTTTCAACGATAATACAGAAAGTTTTATACCCGTATTTTTCTGCGAGTTCAAGATAAGGTTGGAACTCCCATTCTTGTGTGAAGGTATTTGAAACAACTATTTTATCCACATTAACCTGTGTTCCGTCAGTTTTCATCCAAGCTTCAGTTTGACCTTTACAATATTCGTGTGCTAGTTTTATTTTACTACCATCAAAATTGTAATTACCATCACCATCAACAAAATATTGATCCGCTTCAATGTGTATCCCACCCAATGTTTTAGCAAATGTTGATTTTCCAGCATTCGGACATCCTCTTACGATGTATATTGTTTTTTCCATATAGCAAATATAGATATTTTTTTTTAATTACACAACTATTTATTATTATGAAAATCATAATAACTGAAAACCAACATAAAATGTTGCTTGAAAGTGTTGTTAGCGACACTGAATTTAGGGATTTAATTAAAGGTTATGAATCAACTGTTGTTAATAGTAAGAACCAACATTACGTGTTTGATGATAAGGATCCGAAATTACCACCAAATAATAAAAAAACATTCATTCGTAAAAAATCACCTTATGGTGGTGTGTTAACAATTGGGTGGGGTCATACCGGACCATCAGTAAAACCAGGTATGATTATATCAAATAGAGAAGCCGAACAATTATTAACCGACGATATAAAAAAACACGAAGAAATTGCAAAAAAAGTTTTTCCAAAATTTGATACATATCCAATTTATGTTCAACGAGCATTAGTTAATGCAACATATCGTGGTGAGGTTAAAAGTGGTTATAAATGGGTTAAAAGTTTAAATGCTAACAACTGGTCTTTGGGTGCTAAACAATATCTTGAGGGTTGGAACATTGATTTTTCAAACGTTGACGACCCAAGAAAAAAAGGAACTGTTGCTGAACGAATGAAAAACAACCAAAGGGCGTTCTTAAAATATGCCGAAGAATTATCTAAACCAGTTGAACCGAAAATTAAACAAGAAAAAACTAAGACACAAATACCTAAACCACAAATTGGTGGTGGTGGTCTTTCTCCGAGTGTCTTTAAACTATATGTTGTAAAACCAGGTGAAACATTATCTGGAATTGCGTCAAAATATGATAAAACGGTTACTGTTGATTCTATTATTAAATTAAACGATTTAAAATCTGAAACCCTTAAACCAGGACAAATTTTAAAATTAAAATAATGGGTTGTTAATTTACATTAACAACCCATCGACTCCACCATTTCATTTTTTGGACATAGGAAAATGAAAAAACCAAATTTATTTTGTTACCAGTGCTTCAATCTTACTTCTAACTTGTTCTGTTAAAGATAATTCATTTGTGTTGGTAACAATAATACAATCAACCAAAGTTTTACTAGGTATATTAATGTAAAATGTATCACCATTATAAAATGATAAATTTTGTTTTAATTCAACACTAGTATGAATCATTTTTAAAAACAATTTAAATTGTATTTGATCAACAAATGTTTCGTTTAGTAACTCACCAAACGTTTCGTGTAATATTCTAATGTTAAATCCTGTTTTCATAGTACAAATATATAAAAAAATTATTATAAAAACAAAAATCTCAAAAAAATATTTTAATTTTTTGAGATTTTATGTTTTACCAACAGAAAGGGTGGGTGTGTGTTTTTTTGTATTTCATAAATATCTACAAAATTGTTAAAAACCAAATTAATTCAATATTTTATGATATTTATTACTATGGAACTATTAATAAATAACAATTCCTTTACTGTAAAAACAATGATTACACCCAAAGATATCCAAAATGGAATGATGGGTAAAAAATTTGATAACCAATTTAATGGTATGTTATTTATTTTAACCGATGGTGAACATTCCTTTTGGATGAAAGATTGTATCGTCAATCTTGATATTATCTTTATCAACAATAACACTATAACGAAAATACATAAAAATTGTAAACCGTGTAAAGGTAATAATTGTTTACGTTACAAAGGTTTTGGTGATATGGTTCTTGAAATAAAGGGTGGCTCTTCTGATCTATATGATATCCAAGAAAACGATATCGTTGTTATTAACGATTAGTTTCTAAGTTTTCAATATGATGTTGTAAATACCAAGCCGCTTTTTTCAGATCTTGTATTTCCTTATCTTTATCTTTTTTTCCGGCTCTTGAAATATACTTTACGGTATTTCCTAAACTAAACCCAAGATCCCAAGCGTCAATCACTTTAATCGCTTCGTATTTATTCTCTGAACCACCATAATGTTCTGGGTGGTTAACCATTTCTTTTCCTAACATATTAAGTGTTTTTTATTGATACAGACCTAAACTAATTAAAAGTGTTCTTGCTTTACGACCAAAGTCAGCGTCATTTGGATTATCCTTAGCCAATTCCTGAATTGTTCTGTGAGTTTTTGCCAAATCAAAATCTTGTTGGTTGTTGTTTTGTGATACTGGATGTTTGTAACCAAACTCTTTCTCTTGTCTTAATTCATTAAGTGTTCTAGTTTTCATATTATTTATTTTAATTGTTCCTTTGTTTTTTTGTAATCCTCAATTCCTTTTTTCTGAACTATATAACTTATCAATTTTCGTTTAAATAGTGGTAATAATGTTTCTTCCAATGGAAATTCACCATTAACTAACATTTCAACTATTGGTAGTGTTTTTTGTTTCTCACTATCAACATTACTAAACATATCAATTATTTTTGTAATAGTCAAATCTTTTTTTTCATCAGAATAAATTAAATTAATTATTAATTTATTTTCTGGGGATCCTTTTGCTGCTGGTTTTTTTTCATACTCCCAAACATATAAAACATTGGTTTCAATATTTTCATAATAAAAATAACCATTTTTTAATGTTATATTATCAATATTTTTTTTAACTTTAACAACAACATTGTCAAATACTGTTTCCCATACAGATTTTGCGATATCAAAATATTCGTGTAATTTTGGTGTGCTATATGATAAAATCTTAATGAATTCTGCGTGTTCATCACTTGTCATTGGGGGTAGATCTTTAATTTTTAAATCCATAACCAATAATTCATCATCAACAGTTTTAAATTTTTTATCCGTATATAAAATTTTCTTATCTTTAATTAACGTTTGCGCATTTGCAAGATGTAATGATAACTCAATAAATCCTGGGTATAATTCTAATTTATCTAATTTTTCACCCATTTTTTGAAAATAGGATAATAACACATACTCTTTATGTTCTTGGTCAATTGGTTTGTCAAACATCCAATCTGTCTCCATCAAAAACATTACCTTTTTTTTCCTACCCATCTCACTAATAATATTAATAATTTATAGATTAATCAATCCTCATAACAACATAATATGTGCCGTTAATGTCTACTTCGTCGTAATTGTTATCATAACCATTTAATGAACCATAATCCGCGTCACTAACTAAGTCATCCAACATAGCATCTGTGTCTATAAATCTAACAATTGTCTCATTATCATAACCTCTATCCTTTAACCAGTCATATGGATCGTATCTAATCTCTTCTAACATAGACTCAACCTTTTCATCAATTTCATCCTGGTTAAAATCGCCGTCAGGGTTTTCATTTATTTCTTCTATTTCGTACTCAATATCACTGATTTCACTCACAATCTCATCCAAACGTGTTTGATTATCGGTTTCTTGTTCTTCAAATTCCTCATCAGAATATGTTATTGTTTCAACTTTTTTCCCATTTTGATATAATTCCCATTTGTCTGAAAATTCAACAACAAATATATTATCCAAATAATCTTTAAATTTAAAATATTTTGCACTATCAATCACATCTTCAATTAATGGTGTTCTTCCTCCCTTTTCAATTAAAAATCGTTCAACTTCTAACCCTAATTTTTGTTTTTCGTAATCTTGAATTTCTTCTTCTTGTTTATAACTTAAATCTCTACTAATATTGTAATCTTCGGGGTTTTCTTCTATATACTCTCGTTCGCCACCCTCAAAAGCATCTACAACCATATCGGCATCAACATAGTGTGATATACGATCTGGCCCAAGATATTCTAATGGGTTGTCAATCCATTCTTCAAAATAATCTCTTAATGAACTATCGGCCTCTTCAGTTGTTCCTACTGCGAATTTCATATTTTCTGTTAAACACTCATATTCGTGTAAATCATAATGACGACCAGATGGGTAAAAATCATAAACATCTGATTTATCATCTGTTAATTCATTAAGTTCATCTTCTAGTTCACCAATACGATTTGTAATATCATCATCTAACTCATTCCAATTTTCAAGTTCTGTGTCTAAATTTTCCTGTTCTTCTTCTAATTCTTGTATTGTTTTTCTAATTTCATTAACTCGTTCAAGTTCGTCATCAGTTAACGCGGTAATATCCGAACGATTATTCGCATATTCAAATGCCGCATGTGCCATTTCACCAACTTCATCAGTATCATTTAAGTTCCATTCATCATCTTCTCTAAGGCTTTCTTGTTCACTAATTTTTGCGTTTAATATTCTTTGTTGTTTAATCCTATATAGTGGTGTATTCCAATCACTAACATAACCAGTAACTTCAACACCATCTAATGATGATATATTTGATCCCGAAATGTCTAATTTCCCTAAAATTTTAAGTTTACCTAATTTTTTAATTTTTGGGTCTGTTAATTTTAAATCACCAGAAACAACTAATGTTTTATTTTTAAAAGGTGGTAATGATGGTATTGCTTCTGTTTTATAAAACACCTTTCTCATTAAGTCATAATATTGTTCTGGTGTTATTGTAACTTCATCCATTTCTTGTTCATTAATAATATCCTTAATTAAGGTTATTAGTTTTGATTCTGTTAATTTAAATGTCTTTTTCATACAATAATAAATATATAATTCTTTACAAATTATTCTATATTCCAATATTTATTAATAAATAAACTTTATAAAATCAATTGATTATGGGATGTGGATGTAAAAACAAAGGAAACCAACAACAAGCGGAACAAACCGTAAAACAAACTCAAGAACAAAAAAGTGCAAGTGTACAAGAGTCAGTTAAAAAAATTGTTGAGAAATACTACAATAAAAAATAATTCCTTTGGGTAACTAAAATTTAAGGTGGTAAGTATATTTTATCACCTTTTTTATATTTATATAATATGACACTAAATAATTTTATTGAAGAATACAATGAAGATGGTTTCGTTGGGACAGTTAAATCCGTTTTTGTTAGATTAACTGGGTTTTTAACAATGGTTGCAAAAGCGAAACGACAATCTGAAATTAACCTTGAAATGTTAGAAGGTGATGATTTTGTAAATAACTCTAATTTATTTGAGTTTTTATCAACTAATGGTTTTTTAATTGATGTTGATTATGAAACATTTAATGATGATGTTAAAAATTATTATTTAAATTGGTGGTTAGAAAACGATGAGGATAGTGCTTTACAATATGTTTGTGATCACCTATTGACAGATGTTGAAAATAGGGGTGGTCAATATTGGTTGTACTTGAGAAATCGGGAAGAATTGGCTGATTTTTTTAAGGAATATAATCGTGATACATCACCAAAAGACTTGGCTAAAGCAATTTTTAATGAAGATGATTTTTTTGAACGTTTTTGGGACACAACTGATGATGTTTATCGTGATGTAATTAATGACTTAAATGATGAAAATAAAAACAGATTAGCAAATTATATTGTTAAAAATATCGGAAATCAAGAATTATCACTTGAGGATTATGATGATGAGTTATTTACTCAGTTTTCAGAAGAACAAGGAACTGAAGGGTTTTTTACAATCACTAGTGAAAACGTCATGGAACTTATTTCTGATAAACGTGCTATGAATGAATTGCTTGATGGTGAACTAATAGATCTTAAAAGTGAATTAGATTCAGTTCATAATAGTGCTTATAATAATGCTTATGAAAGTGAATGTTATAATTTAGTGTATAATGGTCTTGAGGAATATTTTACGTCAAAAATCGTTGAGGAACCTGTTGGGAGTGATAATGCGAAATATCGTAATTATATTAGAATCCGTGATTTTAAAAGTAATGTCTATTCATTTGTTAGTGATCGTCAAGGTTACTCTTATAACGACTCACTATTAGAGTACTTTGGTACATATACTGGTATGATGGGTATTTTATTTGATGAAGGTACTTACGAAGCGATTGATTTTAGAATTCCAGAATACGCTGATTGGGATGATATCCGAAAAAATATAAACGAATATTTTAGTGATTATATATAATAAATCATTAACTATTTAACTATTCAAATAAAATTCATATCTATTAACAAAAATAGTATATGAAAAAAATTAATAAAAATTCAAAAAGAGGTATCGTAAATCTATTTGCCGATTTCATATTAACCAAAATAGATAAAAACGAGAACACGATTATTCAAATTACAGACTGTGAATCGTTTATGGTTGTTCACGGTCAAACAACATCAAAAACAATCTTAGATCTTGAGGATGTCAAATCAGAATTTTATGAGTTGTTTAAAGATGAATTAAGTAGTATTGGTGTTGAGAAAATTAATACGATTGACGTTATTAGATATGATCAAGAAATCAATAACATTGAAAAAGGTTGGGTTTTTGTAAATAAAGCCGTTTTTACTGATGGTCTTGATCCAGTTCACGAATTGTCAATAACATCTGAATTTCCATATGGTTATAGTCTAAATTGTGGTAGATTGATGGTATATTATTCTCAATATATCTTTAACCATTTATACAGTTTGTTGAATACAGATGATGTACAATTTTACTTCACTAAAGAAACTGACGATTCTGAAGATTTCAAAATAAAAATCATTTGTAACACAAAACAAAACTTAAAAGATATAACATCATTGATTTTAGACGTGTTTTCGTTTGATTTAAACAACTTTAAAGATAAAATCAATGATTATAACATTCTTGAGGATATTTTAAACCCTGTTAAAGATAAACCCTATACAAAACAAGATTTATTAGAACATATCATATTGTTTTAAAACGAAAATCCCACTGCTAAGGTGGGATTTTTTTTAGTCAATAATAAATGACTTAATAATTTCAAAACCCTCGTTAATATCGTCAAAATCACGATCTGGCGCAAACAACTCTGTTAGTGGTTCCTCAGTTTCTGGATCCTCAATTAACATAAATGCGGGGACATAATCATTTTCGGTAATATTAACAAACATATTATATTCTTCTTCATAATCGTCAATGTCTCTATCAACAAATTGGATGTTTGATTTATCCAACATTTCTTTTAGTTCAACACAAAAAGGACAACTTTTCATTGTGAACAATACAACCGCTTTATCCATTTATCAATGTATTTATCATATCGTTTAATTGGGTTTCTGATTGCATACCAACTTTTGTGTCAATGACCTCACCAGCATTAAACATTTTTATTGTTGGTACACTCCTAACACCTAATGACATCGCGATTTCTCTGTTTAAATCAACATCAAGTGTGTACATTTGAACGTCGGTTGTATTCTCATTTGCAACTTTTTCAAAAATTGGTTTTAACATCTTGCACGGAACACACCAAGACGCACCCAACTTCAGAATTATTTTTTCACCTTTATTAATTTTTTCTTGTAATTCTACACTACTAATTTCCATCTTTTAATTTCATTAAATTTTTTATGAAGAACTTTGTTTCTTCTATGTTTTTTGGTTCAAAATATATTGTTATTTTATATTCCGAATCACGAATATCCTTCTTTGATAAATATATATAAAGGTCTGATTTATTCTTAAAAAAAGCATCATAATACAAAAACCCATTATCAAATATAACACTGTCACTATATATTAATAAAAAATTTTTAGTTAATAATAACTCTGGTGTTATATTTAATTTACCATCAACAACACATTTTGATAATAACATTCCCTCTTGTTCATATATCCATTTTAAAATATCACCTTCTTTCTCAAAAAATTCCTTTCGTTCCATATTTTAAAATATAAAAAAAGTGGTAGAAAAATCCACCACTTTATCGTAATCAATAGTTGTTTTTGTGTTTTTCTTTACGAGTGTATTGTTTTTTACTCTTGTAAACAATTGGTCTTGTCGCTGACCATATCTCCTGCATTGTAATTTCAATTGTTTTCATCTTATTTTTTATATAGGTTAATAACTAATTCTGTGCTAAGATAATACTTTTTTTTAGATATTTATATAAATATGAAAAAAATTATTAAAAAAATTTTGAGAGAGGAGATTGGGTATCATATTGTGAGTATTCAATACCTTGGTCGTAAACCATTGAATGAGGGTACTAACTACGAACATATAGATGATGAAATTTTAAAGTTAATCAAACAAACATATATTGTACAAAAAATTTTAGCTAAAGAAATAAGTCCTTTATTAGGTCAATATACAGATAAAAAAACAAATCAAGTTAAAGAAGCCTATTTTAATATTAAAATTAATCGTCATTTTTCAGAAAGGAATTTTAGAGAACAGACATTCCCAAGTGATCCTAATTTTGTTAACCCTAAAATTGATGAGGGGATTAATATTGTAAAAGTAAATATAGATAATATATGGAAAATGATTTCTTTACAGAAATTAGGTTATAAAGATGTGTTAAGGTTAAAAAGTATAAATGGTGTTAATTATGAAGTTTTAGTCAGTTTAAATACTCTCGGTAAATTAGATAAATTACCAATATATGATATAACATTATATAACCAAATGAAAGGTAATGGTAAACATTTTAATAGAGAAACAAAAATTATTAAAACATATAATCCATTAGGTTAAAAAACAAAACCCCCAAGTTATTGGGGGTTAATGTTGTGACAGCCTTCCCTCACGTGTTGTCACCTTACGCTTGGTAGGGTATATCCAAGAGACCCACTTAACTACCATCTTTAGATGTATTCCTGCACAAACTCAAGATTTATGCTCAGTCTTTTCGGTTAAGATTTTTTGTTAATCATTTAACAATACAAAGATATAAATATTTTTTTAATATCCAACCGTTTTTAAAAATTAATTTAAAAATATTTCACCAAATTTTGTTTTTTGGACGATATTATTCACCACAACTTCCTGTTTATCAACAATATCTGGTATTTTTAAATCAACAACAATATTTATCATTTGTTCTTTAGTTAGGGTAATTTCTTTTCCTTCTTCAACATTTTTTTCACATTGTTGACGAATTTTTAAATAAAATTCATCTTTTTGTAACTTACCAATTAATCCCATTAAATCATTTGGGTTTTTTTCAAAAAAAGTAATAACTTGACTTACATATATTTCAATGTCAACATTTTTCATAATATAGTTATTTTTAAAGTAAACAATCACCCCTCATTTCATCGGGGTAGTTAACAGGCCAAAATGTTTCAGTGTCCGTATCAACATATCTTTTAAATTCTTCTGGTAACGTTTCAACATCAATTGGTGAATTTTCAACCGAAATGAATAATAAACATTTTAAATCAACAACACTATCTGGGAATGTTGTTAATTCCTCATTGTTTGTAAGTGTTAAAAATTGTAAATTACTAAGATTACCTATTGTTTCTGGTAATTTATTTATACAATTATTAAACACTAATGTCTGTAAATTAACCAATCTACCTATTGAATCTGGAATATCAAAAATTACCTTATCGTTTGATGTGTTATCAACTTCAAAAAGTGTTGTTGTTTCTGGTATACTTTCTAACAATTCATTCATACCAAACATTCTAATATATTTCGCACTAATGTCTGATGGATATTTAATTTGTACAATATCACCAAATTGATTATTAAGTTCATTAGTATATTTTTCTTTTAAACTTTTATAATATGGTCTCATTTCTTTACTTAAAATAATTTCCATATCATTTTCATTAATATCTTTAAGTGTTTTTTGTAATAATTTTTCACGTTTCTTTGAAATGTAGTAACCCATAGCACTAGGTGTTAGTACTCTAACCATAGCTGCCGATAATTCATTTCCTAAACCAATATATTTCTTTTGTAGTTCTTCTGGAAAATTCCCAAAGATCTCATCACCTCTTTGTGTTGATTTAAGATCTGGACTTCTTAATTCTAACCATAACTCAACTTCTTCTATACCACCTAATTCTGAAATAGGATCTGTTGTTTTTAAATTATATGATTTATATTTTTGTAACTTTTTTTCGTCATCACCATCATATGGTTTCGCCTCTAAATAATCTTTCTTACCCTCAAGTGCTGGAACTTTAGATACGATTTCATTCCAAGGTAATTCATTGCCACCAGAATATCGTCCAGAGTTTGATCCGTCAGCTAATCTCATACCACCATATTTGTCAACAAGAACAACTGTAGCATAATTTAAATCTGTTTCAGGTAGGTTTTTCTGAATAACATAATATAATGTTAGATTTTGATTTAAACGATAATTGTAATAATAGTTTGAGGATCCCTCCCAAGACGTACACCATCTTCTATCTGGTGCATATTTCTTTCTAATATTGATACATTTGTGTTTTTGATCTGGTGCAAAAATTAATATATCATCATCTTCATATGCAATATCAACATCACTAGTATCAACTTCTGGTACTGTATACTCACTTTCTTCCATTGGTGTGTAACCATCTACAAGATGTTCAAACTCAATAAAATTCATTAGTTTACTTAACTTCGCATTTAATGGTATTAAATCATAGTGTTTAACAAAACGTTTAACCCTTGGTAGAATTGCTGTCATAACGTCTTCTTCTGGGTTTTCGTCGTGAAATTTCTGTGCAATTGCAACGATAAGTTCATTAACTCCCTGGTTATTAAATACTGTGAAGTGTTTTTGAACTAATCTATTTAATTCAGATGGGTTAATATCTGTTACATCCGCTTTAAATTCTCTCGCTTGAGGTAAATTTGTTTTAATCTCAAAGAATTTTTTAATGTTGTTCTTTGTTAATTGTAAATCGGCACCTTTATTTTTTGTGATATAATCTTGTACTAGACCATCTAAGTCTTTTTTTGTTTTTTGTTGTGTTGATTTACTTGCGATTAGACTTTTTAATTTTTCATATGAATGTCTAAAAATATCTTTATCTTCATTACTTAATGAACTTTTAAATCGTTCAAAATCAGAGATTGTTTTTCGTATATCATCCTCTGTTTCATCCGTTTCTTTTTTAAACTTATCTAATAATTTTTTAACGGTAGATTCGGGGTATTCTAACAATATTTTTTTAGTTGTTAAATTTTCCTTAACTACTTTTGATAATATATTTACTAATTCCATATTTCTTTGTTTTTTAATTATAAATATCACTAAACATTTAAAATTTACCAACATTGTAAAATAACCTTTCCAATTTATAACACTTATTTATATTTTAGGTATGGAAACGAATGAAGCGACAAAAGTTGGTTGTAGCGCCTGTAAAACAAATAGAGGTGTTAAACGGACACAGAATTTTTTATTTTGGTTTGGTGGTGTTATGTTTATCTTTGCCATTTATGGTTTTATATCTTTTATTTATGATATGATAACTTTTTTTTAAGTTTTTTCATATTTTAAATATTGATTTATAAATAGATCACCAACACCATTATGTTTAAACCCTTTACCTTTAACTCTTAATGGTTTAGATGTGTCAATATTTTTTGGAAAATTGATTCTCATTGTCCCATCTGGGTGTGGTATCTCAAACGATTCTTCATTAAAATCATTAATGTTGAAGTACTTATTATATACTAAATTATTGTCGTATTTATCAAAATCATTTTCACTTTGTAAATTAACCTTAATGACTAAGTCCCCATACAAACCTTCACTAAAGTCCCCAACACCTTTCATTCTTAGGAATTGTCCATTATCTATCCCGTGTGGTATTTTTACTTCAACCTTTTTTGACTCATTTTTTGTTCCACTACCTAAACACGAAGTACATTTATTTACCAAGGTATAACCTCGTCCTGAACAAACGTTACAAGACATAGATACAATTTGTATAAACATTCCACTACCCATTTGTTTTATGACCTGTCCTTGACCTGAGCAT